GTAGTCAAAGAACCAATAGTAAAATCAACGCAAACAACCAACTGATTATATCCTACTGGATTTGAAGCTGATGAAACACCATCAAAAGCTAAAACAGTTCCAGCAACATAAGTATCGGTAAGGATTGCGGCTGACCTTACAGGTTTGTAAACATATCCTAAATCATTCATATTCTTTAAATTATTTCTTAAGAGAGGGTTTAACCTTTCCACCCTCAAAGGTTGTAGATTTCAATCAATTAGTTTATACGCATCGCCATAACATAGATAGTTCCGTCAATGGAAGCTCCGCCGTCACCGACAGCAACTAAGCCACCATTTTCAGCAACATCCCAAGCAGCGTCATCAATCTCGTCACAATGAGTGACCTGCATATCATCAGCAGGAATTGTGAAAGCTGTAACAATACTCGCGCCAACAGCACCAACCTGTCCAACGTGAACAGCAATAGTGCCTGTATCAGCCGAAGTAGCCACAAACCAAGCATCTAAAATTCTCATTTTAGGATTGGCAGCTATGATATTAGTTCCAGCAGCTGCTAAGTTAGCAACTGTTTTACTAATAACAAACGGAATACCGAAAGCGGCGTCACCTACTGGGTCTAATTCAGTAGCATTGACGTTAGACAAAGCATTACCAGCACCGTCACAATCAAAGGTCTTGTTTGTGAAAGTATCGGTGGTAGCTTTACCAACTAAGGTATCAGTAGCATCAGGTAAGGTTAATGACCTATCATCTGTATGAGAACAGACAAGGGTCATTTCTTTATCAGCAGTAGCACCATCAATTTCAAAGATAACTTTCTTTGTGATGTCGCCACTGTCTGTGAGAACAACATTGCCAGTTCCTTTACCGTGGAACATCAAGTCAATATTATCGTCACCTCCAGCAGCGGTAAGCATAGGAGCTGCAGTAGTATCAGCAGAAGTAATCACTAAGTAATTAACAGGAGTAGCTGACTCTGTGAACACCAAATATTCATCACCATCAGCATCGCAAATTGAACCAGTAGTAACAATTTTCGGAGTGGTTAATGTTTTACTAGCCAATGTTTCTGCTCCAGACAAAGTGGCAAGAGTGCCAGTAGTTGGGAGAGTAACATCAGTAGCGGCAGTCGTAGTAAAGGTTACTGAGTCATCACCAACAGTCAATAACGGTCCAGACAAAGTTACATCACCTTTAATGTCAATCGTTCGGTTAGTATCATTGACTTTAAGTGTTAATGTCTTATTGCCCGTCATATTCTCATTTAAGAGAATTTGCAAGTTCTGAGCATTATCATTATCACCTAAAAGCAATTTACCATATTGAACTGTTTGATTAGCAGTCCAAGTTTGAGCAAATTCAAGAAAGGCAAACGTTTTAGCACCAGCTCCAGCAAAATTAGGAATAACTACTGAAGGAGCGGCTACTGTCTGTTGGGTAAATGTGATTGTAGCATCAAGAACACCACCATCAGATAATTGAGCACCACTCACAATAGCACTCGCTGAACCTAAGGCAGGTAATGTCCAAGTTGGAGCAGTTCCACCTTCAAGGTAAAATCCTGAAGAACCTGGTTTAGCTAAACGAACCCAACCAGTAGCATTACGATATAGAATATCGCCTTCAGCTTCGGAAGCAATCGTTAAGTCAGTAACAGTCATAGCGCCTGAATTAGCAAGAGTACAATCACCACTTACAGATACAGAAGTAGCAGTTGTCCCATTACCAACCAAGATCTTACCATCACCCTTAACATCAATCGCAGCACCAACGCTCGCAGCACCGATGATTAACGAACCAGTAGTTAACGCTAATTTGCCAACAGTAATTGCTGCGGCAGAATTAATATCATCATTAACAATCACGCCTGAAGCGATAGCAAAGGTTGCATCAGTTCCAGAAGCAGTCATTGTTAAATCACCAGCCACCGCACAAACAGTCGCAACATTACTTACACCAGCAAGCATTTTGTTAGAAGCTAAAACCGCTAATTTTGAATAATCAATAGCAGCGGCAGCAGCCACATCGGCGTTTACCAATGAGGAAGCGGTAATATCAATAGAGTTAGCCCCTACCGTAATTTTACCGTCTGTATTAGCTACGGTTAAAGTAACAGAGCCAGAAGCTCCACCACCAGTCAAACCAGCACCAGCTACAACCTCGGTAATGTCTCCAGTAGCACCAGCAGACACATTAAAGTCGCACGCAGTCGTTGAACCCTCATTAACATAAAAAGTGACGCCTGCTCCACCAGTAGTATCAATAAAGACACTACCGACAGAATAACCAGCGTCATTATCAGTTGGAACAGTCGCACCTTTAGCGCGAGCAATGTTTCCATCAACATCATATTCCAATACAGTGACAGATGTTAAAGAAGCACCAACAACTTTATTTTCTCCATAGACACCTATGGATTGATTAAATGGTTTCATATTTTAGTCCATTAAGGAGTCCGTTATTAGCGGCACTTACCCTTTTAATTAAATCCCCGAGGGGAGGCGGTTTTTTAAATAGTAAACCGCCAAACTAATACAATTATGTCCAGCTCGAAGCATCTATAACCGCATAGCATAAGGCATCTTTCATATCAACAAATGTCTTCTTGCCATACAAAGTCCAAGGATAGACATATCTACCCAATCTCTTTTCAGCTGTTCTAAATTCAACGTTCGGTGATTTCTGAACAACTAAATCAGTAGCACCTTTCATACCAAACAACATATATTGTTTTTGAACTGACCAGCAGTTAGCAGCTTGACCCATTGTTTCAGATACAGCGATATCGCCATAACCTACTAAAGTCATAGAAGTCGTAGCATCTGTCGCAACAATACCAGCTTTGGTAATCTTCCAAGCATTAGCGGAAGAAGGTAAGCGATAAGTATTACCACTACCTTCAACACCAGTAGAACAAGCATTGATAGCAGCCACTAATTGAGCAGTTGTATCAGCGTCATTACCACCAGAATATACTTCACCAGCAGCACCAGTCAAAGAATCCTTGAAAGTAAAAGTACAACCATTGATAGTTACAGTTTCAGCATTAGCAATCGCAGCTGAAGTTGTCAAAGTAGCAGAGAAAGGAACATTGTTTGAGTAATAAAGCTCAAAACCAAATCTGTTACCAATTCTACCGTTTTCAGCAACCACATCGCCAATAGAAGTTTCACGACCAGATACCTGATTTCTTAAAACTTCCAAGGCTCTCGGGCCGATAACAGCAAATCTTTGTCCTTGAGGAACATCAAGTTGGTCTAACTTGCGGGAAGCCGCAGTAAAGACACTTTGAACATTGTTAGTCCCTAAAGGAATAGCTGTGGTAGCACCAGCACCACCAATATCAGCTAAATAAACAGTTGAAGAAGCATTTGAATATTCAGACAGAACAGCTTGGTCAAGGACATTGTTTAAAAGTTTTTGAGCATCGCCCGCAAACTTAGTAGCCATATCCCATTTATTCTGCAACTTGTCCAAATCATCAATATAAAATGGAACTATTTTGGTGGTATCTACCGTCAGATACTCATCAGTTCCTGACACATCAGCAACAGTAATGTCTGTGCCTTTGGTATAATCTTTAACGTGCAATCTTGAGCGGTAAGGTTTGTGGATGACATCACCCACGCTTAATTGGTCTCTTAATTCAGTGTTAGCAAGAGCCAATGCGACATTTTCTTTGAAGAAAACTGTCTGCATTGAACCTGCCCAAATCGCTGGATTAAAAACACCGTTTCCTAAACTATTAGCCATAATAGGTTTTTAAATTATCCGACCTATTACTTCACTTTATTGGGTTTTGACCCAATTCATATACTCTTCCCACTGTTTCCGACCTTCCGCAGTAGATTGGTCAATGTCTTTCGGAGCAATACTAGAGAAGTCCTTTTTGGTCGGTGAATTACGCTTAGTGCTTATAGATGCCTCTTCAACCTTTGCCTTCTGATTTTCTTTATCTCTTAAAAAGGTGATGTATTCAGAATTAAAAGCTTGTTTAGGGTCAATCTTGTTAAGCTTAGCGTAGTTCTTTGTTTCTTGTTTAATTAAATCGCTGGCTTCCAAAGAGTCATACTCTTTTTGTTCCAGTTCCTCACGAGTCACAAACTGACTTGTGTCTGCTTGGGTCTTAACCTCAACAGTCTTGACTTCAGCGGGTTTGTTCGCCTTGTCTCGCCATGTTTGCTTCTGCTTAATGGCAATACTTAGCTTGCGATTTGCTTCTTTCTTGTCTTCCACTAATTGGTCAACAAGTTCAGGGTTTAACTCTGGGTCAATTCCGTATTTCTCAATCACTTGAGAGCGGACTTCGTCATCGTTAACTTCCTTTAAAGCAATTTCCTCTGCCTGTATGGCTTCGGCTTCCTCAATGGTGTCATTTGACATAAACTTTTTGGGCATAGCCCGTTATTTAGCTTTTTAAATAATCTAATAAAAAAAGCAATGCTATCACTAGCATTGCCCTACCAACAGGCTCTGCGGAGACTGTCAGCAGGGTAATGCTAACGATGTCGCAGAGCTTTATAAAATTGTGAAAATACTATTTGTTTGGTAGTCCCGTATCGTCAATGTCGTCTTTTACTTTTTCCAGTTCTTTTTCTTTGTCAGCGTCTTCTTTTATCCAGACGATTTCATTTAAGATACCCTCTAATCTATCCTTAGCTTTAAGTTGAGCTTTAAATTCTAACGCTTGGTCTTGGGCTTTTGAACACTGTCTCACGTTATCAATATCTCTCATATTTCTAACCTGAAGAGTAAGCCATTCGACCAAGTCGTTATAAATCTCACCCTTTAAGGCAACTTTAAGCTTTTCTACTGTTTCTTTTGTCATATTTAACTATCAGATTTAATCAATGAATAGATACCATTCATTTGTTGAGCGTTAATATCAGCAGGAATGTCTTTCAAGTCAATCATATAAAAGTCAACCTTAGCATCTTCTTCTAATAAAGCATTTACTGCTTCGGAATGTTTGTCTAACTCACTCGCAACATCACTATACTTAACTCTTAAATCAGCAAACCCTTTTTCAAAGACATCTTTATTGATAATGGTAGCTTGATTGTTAGCATCAAGTTGTAATTTACCAGTAATGTCTTTTACTCCGTGAGCATTTACTAACGCAAGGCGTTCTTCTTCAAACTTCTTATAGTTTTCTGACTCTAATAATTCTTTTGGTAATTTATTAGCTTCTCTAATTGCTTCAATCTCTGGTTTTAAGATAGCGAAGTTTCTGGCTATCGCATAAGCAATCTTAACACCCTTTAAACTCCCAAGAGAGTCAAGAGTATTGTTTAACATCACAAGTTCTCTTTTTGTCATAGTTGTTTCTTTTTTATTTAATAATTTGTTTTTCACGACCTTTAATTTTTTTAACATATTTATTTCTTTTTGTTCTTGCTAACCACACTTAGTGACTCTAACTGTTTGGTCATTTTCCTTGACTCATTCTTTTCCTTCATCATCTCATAACCTTTTTTGCCCATTCCAACAGCATACTTCATATCTGCTTTCATACTTTTAGGGGCGTTAATTGATGCTTTATAAACTCCTTTTGCGACTTGTTTTAGTTTCATATTGTTATATTACGGCTTGATTAGTGTTTTGTTGCGTCTGTGGGGCTTGTGTGGCTTGCTGGGGCATCTGTGGTGGCATAGGCGGTGTCTTTGGTAAGTCTTCTATATCCATTCCCGCGCGCTTCATCGCCCTCTCTATAAGTGCGGTTCTACGAATTGGGTCAACCTCAAGATTTATAAAATTAGCATAGTTTTCTAAGTCCTTTGTAATTGACACATTCTCGCCACTTATAACTACGCTCACTCTCGGTTTAACTCCGTCTAACCAACCTTTTTCAAGTTTAATAAATTGGTCAGTCTTACTTCTTATCTCAGCCATTTTACTTGCCTTGATAATCTCAGCGTCTGCTGGTGTGTGAGGTGGGAAAGACAACAGGTTCTTAATATACCAACCATTAACTACTAACTCATAATACTTGTTCATCATATCAGCATCACCAGTCAATCTTAGAATATCTTTTTTCTTTAACGACTTTGTTAAGTCTGGCAATATCCAATCTTGAAATACATCTTGAACAGTTAAGGCAAGTTTCTCTCTTAAAAAGTCAAAGAGTTTATTAGCGTTCTGATTAAGCATTGCTCCCATTCTAAATGGTGTCCCTGACGGCATTGACTCTCCCGATACTACCTCATAAGAATTACATAACTTATCAGCAACCTGCATCAATCTATTCCAATCAGCAATCAACTGGTCAAGTCCTTCCATTCGGAAATTGACTTGTTGTAAATCAGCCGACCTAATAACATCTCCATTATTCAAATCAGTTAAAATGTTCTGGGCTGTTCTAACATCGGTGCTTCTTGCTACCATTTTAGACGCCCATTCAAGCCCTCTTGCTATCTGATTGCTAATCTCATTAGCTCTTGTTTGAATATCAAGCAAGAGTTCAATGATACCTGCTCTCCACCATCTGCCGTTATATCTACCACGATGATATTCTTTATAAGGCATTTCATCTATCTCTTCAGCGAACAATACATATTTACCTTCTCCGTCTGACTTAGAAAGACCAGCACAAATAATCTTAGCCAATACATACTTGTCATCATCGCCATCTAAGACCTTCTTACCCTTAATCTCTTTTAAGGTTGAGACGCTAACCTCGCCATTCCGTTCATAGACCTCATAATACTTTGTTTCTTTTGCCTCATCATATCCACCAGCAACAGGCGTAAATCCTTTATTGCCACAATTCTTAATTACCTCGTCAACGTTCTTCCAAACACCATTCTTGGCTCTCAAATCACTCTGAGTTAGAATGTGTCTTTCAATTACGGGTGTATCAGTTAAATACTTGGCTTGTTGGTTGATAACATAGAAGTCCTTTAAGACAACCTTTTCGTATCCGTCTTTAACCTTTTTAAATACTACATTACCCCAACCAGAACCTTCTTCAATGAAGTCATTAAATTCAACACCTTGCTCGTTATCCCTTAACCATTCTTTAAGATATAGGTTAAGTAAAATCATTATCCCGCTATCTTTCAGCGACTCTGAATACAACGATATATCCTTAGTATCAAAATCAATGTTCTTAACTTCTGAGTCGATTCTTGATTGAATAATATCAATCCAATATTTATACTTGCCTTGTTTATCTTTCTTTCCAGTAGCGTAAACTCCGTTAGCGTAGAGGCAGAGCCTTGTAATCAGTTTATACTGACTGAAAGAGTAGCCTTCCGATATTGGAACAGGCTCTGTCAGAAAAGTTGAAATCTCGTTTTCTATCTGTTTATAGATTTTCATAGCTCATTATCCGCAGAGCTTTAATTATAATCCTTCATCACTATTCTCAATGTTTTCTTTTCTTATTTTTCTTATTCTTTCTTTTTCCTTAAAATCAGGGTCATCTCTTTCAGCCATTATTTCTTCAAACTTTCTTGTAATTTCGTTACTCATTTTATACAAGTTTATATTTAAGATACCACCCTTTAACCTTTCCGTCATTCCTACGTTTATCAACATAAACAAAGTGTCTTTTTTTACCATTTACTATACCATCAAAATCATTAGTATCAATACCCTTACCACTATCCTGCCAGAACGTTTCTACTGTTCCCGTTCTTTCAATCTCATCATCAATTTCTTTTCTTTCTTTTTCACTTATCATAGTGGTTCGTTAAATTGATTATCTCTACGGTTTTCTAATACTTGTAATTCATCTTGATAACCATTAGGAGCTTCTGCTATCTGTATTTGATAGGCAGTAGCGTCAATCACATCATCGTGAATACCTTTTGGAAAACTCCACATTTCTTCTTCTAAATCATTACATTTACCTACTATATGAAACACTGACTTGCTCTCATATCTCGGCAATAAACCTCTTATTCTAACCTCTTTGTTTACTTGATTATGTTGTAGCTCTACTATCGGTAAAAACTTATTTCTCTTTCTCATTCCTTCATCTAAGAAAGGTTTTACTGCTTGTAGGTATATCGTCTTTTCAATTCCTATCTTCTCATAGTGTCGTTCCGAATTTAGTTTGAATAAGTAGTCAATAAGTTCAAGCGGACTAACTTTCATCTTCCAAGCATTTAAGTTCCACTTATTCTCTCTGTCTACGCTGTTATCACAAAAGCCAGTATTATCAGCTGACGCTCGTTCACTAATAGCAGTATCAATCGTTAAATAATTTAAGGTGCTTAATCGGTCTAATTCTTCCTGTGTCCGATATAAAATATGTTCTTGTTTAAATTCTTGTGTTTCGCTTGATTGGGGTTCTTGTTGATAAAGTGCTGACCAATCATAATTTCCTATTGTTTTCTTAATAGCCATTAAAGCGTCTAAGTCATACTTGTCAGACCATAATGCTTCGCCTTGCTTACGATACTTCTCATCTTGTGTAGCGATAGCAGGAAACTTTACAACTTCCCATTTATCTCCACCATCTGCTTCCGCTTGTAATAATCTGCCAGCCAAATCGTCTTTGTGCCATCTTGTAAGAATAAGTATAACTGCTCCGCCTTTCTCCAAACGAGTATAAGCTGTTGAAGTATACCAATTCCATTTATTATCTCTAATCAACTGGCTTTCAGCTTCTTCTCGGTTCTTAACAGGGTCATCAATTATTAAAAGGTCTGCTCCTCTACCTGTAATAGCTCCACCAACACCAACTGCCGTATAACTTCCACCCTCTTGGGTCATCCACTTAGCTTTGTTCTTACTATCTTCTCTTAACTTTGTTTTAAATATTTCTTGATATTCTTGACTGTCTACTAAGTTTCTTGTTTTATACCCAAAGTCCTGTGCTAAATCACTTGAATAACTACTTGTAATAATCTCTTTCTCAGGGTGCTTTCCTAAATACCAAGCAGGAAACAATATACTTCCTAATTCACTCTTTCCGTTTCTTGGTGGAACAAACAACATCAATCTTTTTACTTCACCTTTCTCAACTCTTTCTAACTGTCTTGCTATTTCTATGTGTAGCCAACTTGCTTGATAATTATTCTTTACAAAACCACTAAACACTATTAGCTCATTCTGACAAATCACTTTCACCGCTGTCTTTTCTTGCTCTGACAATACTAAGGGCTTGTTCATAGTTTAAATCATTGATTGGTTTATCATCAGTAGTAATATCAGTTTTATTCTTGAAATCTTTATCTTTTCTTTCTAAATACCATTTGCTTGTATCCTTGTCATTACTCTCAATAGCGTCTTTTATTACCTGTTTTGCTCTATATGCCACTTGTTGCTTTAACAATTCTTTTCGTTCTCCAAAGTCAGGATTATCTTTAATATAATTATATAAAGTTCCCTCGCTAATGTTAGCCAAAAACACTGCTTGTCTATCAGTCGCTCCATTTAAAAATGCCTCTTCTAATTTTTGTAGAACAGTTTCATTGATTACCGTTGGTCTCCCGACATCTCCCATAATATTTTACTTAATCCTGCCCTCATAAAAGAACAGGGAAAATAAACTATTCAACAACAGGCTCAACCACAACCTCTTCTGGGGCTTCTGGTTC